TTAGCTCTTGATGATTGAATAATGTCACCCAATAAAGGTACGCTAGTTAATTTATCTTCTATTCTTTGGGCCATGCCGCCCATCATTTGACCAGGGGTTAAATTAACACCTTCGCCAATTAATTTTTTAACAGCAGAATCTAAATTAGGGCTTACAACATTTGCAATAGTACGGCCTAACCCAGTTCCTATAATGCCGCCACCAGCACCAACTAATGTTTTTTGTGGCGCTTCTGCAAGTGCATCAAGCCCTGTTTTTCCTTGTTCATTTGGTGTCAAAGCACCAGTTACAGCGCCAACTCCACCAGCTTGCATATAAGGGTTTGCCCTAGCAAAACTAGGAATCATGCCAGCGCCTTTCATTAAAGCGCCACCAGTTAGCATACCGCCACCAATTTGACCAGCACCAAATGTCATTGGGTTGGCTTCTTGATACGGTTTCATTTTGCGTAATACTTCATTAGAAAATTCAGCAGGTGCGCCACCCATATATTGACCAACAGCTAAAGCAGGTTCAGTTATACCTTTACCAGCGCCTACAATAGCTGATTGATAGGCAGGTATTTGTGCTTTTTGTGCAGGCGTAGATTCTTCTGCTTTTGCCTCTTGATATGCTTGGGCAACGGTATTGAACTCAGAAGTGCCTTGCAGCTTCTGATTATCAACAATCCATTTAGCGTAGTCGTCAGCACTAGCCATTATCGTGGTGCTCCAGGTTTTCTAAAAAGAATTTCATCAGCTAAAGAACGAACATTACCGCTTTGTGTTGGCGCTGATTTAGGTAATTGCACTTCAATACTATATGGGTATTCAACACCTCTTTGCATAGTTTGACGCACAAGTTCATTATGTTGTGTTGCTTTATTAACCAATACATCACGCATAACATTGACAACTCTTGGAATAGCAGAAGGGTCTGTACCTAAACTACCAATAGCCTCTTTAAGAGCATTTTGCTGTGCCATTGTTGGATTGGAGTCTGTCTTTTTAAGATTGTCCATAATGCCCATGTAAGCAGCAGATTTAAATTCTTCAGTATTTTTAACTGTTTCTGGAGAAATATTTGTGCCAAAGTTATTATTAAACAATTTAGCAATTTGCAGTTTAGTTTCACCACCAACACCTGCATAAATAGGCTGTTTAGACAAAGCAACCATTTTGTCCATATTAGCTAGAGCAGAAGGTACATTTTGCAATGTTTCAAAATTCTTCATTAAACCAGACGCAGCTTCTTTTTGAATTTGCTCTTTAAATGGTAATTGATTTTGAACATTTAACGATGTGCGAGCAGCGCCAGCATTTGCAATACCAAGTTTATAATCCAAAAATGTTCCTGGGAAACCTTGTGATTTAGCAAGGTTATATCCTTGTTGTTCAACAGGGGTTTCTGGCATAGCAGTTTTTGTAACTTGTGGTAATACCGCTTTAACTTGTGGAAATTGTTGATATTGCAATGCTTTTTGTAAAGCAGCATTAGGGTCTTGTTTGTATGTTTCCATAACATCTTTAGCTGCAATATCGCCTTGAGTGCGAATAGCTTTAGCCAATTCAAGTTGTTTATTTTCAGCAGTTTCCATACCTTTGCTACCAGCATAAGCGGCAAATAAAGGATTTAATTGCTGCAGAACCGATGGTCTAACATAATGACCACTAATCATTTGGCCTTGTGGCTGTTGCATACCTTGTTGCAATAACATTTGAGCCAATTTTTGCTGTTGGCTAATGTCTTGCATTTGAGGTTGAAAATCTACTGGCACATCGCCATAAATGTTATCAGCCATTGCTATTCCTTAAAGCCTCAATTAAGGCGGTTAATTCAATATCTTTATTATCTTGCACAGGCTCATCTTTTTGTTGGAAATAATAAGCAGGTTGTCCTTTTACTATTGGAATACTTGTAAATGACGCTTTTTGACCTGTCATTCCACCAAGATTAGTCCCACTAACATCAGAATTACTTGTACCACTATTGCCGCCTAGTTTTAATAAACTAGCTAATTTGCTTCCATAACCAGTTAATTTACCAAGGTCAAATCCTGAAGATGAATCTGTTGGTGCGCCACCAATATCTGCGCCACCGCCTAATGAATCATAGCCACCATAGGCTAATCCACCTTTTCCAGCGCCCATAAATATACTGTCAGTTATTCCTTTTCCAGTTCTAGCATCAGAATTTCCTGAAAAATAATCAACTCCAGCTTGTCCTGCTGCGCCACCAGCTTTAGCACCAGCAGGCCCACCATAAATTCCACCAACAATACCAGTAGCATAAGGAATCAATGGAACTAAGCCAGTAGTGCCAAAGTTTTCTAATGAATGCCAAGGGTCATTAGTTAAACCCTCAAAAGAAGCACCAGGATTATTCCAAAAACTCATTATTCAATTCCTGATAAACCACTACCGCCGCCATTATCATATCCAGCATAAGGATTAGACCAATTTGGAGTTGATGAACCACCGCCAAATAAACTGCTTAAATTACTAAGACCACTAAATGTACCTTTTGGTGACATTAAAGCAGCAGAACCAAGCCCAAACAAACCACTTAATTGATTTTGATTGCCTGCTTGTTGTGCGTTGTATAAACCTAATTGAGCATTATATTGTGCTTGACCAGCAGCCAAAGCATCAGCACCAGTAGTTGCCTGTTGCGTTGGTGGATTAATGTAACTAGGAGTAGCCAATGATTTAATGTTCATGGCATTGTTTAAAAGATTATTGTAAGTAGTTAAATTTTGACCATATTGCTGTTGGTTAGCTTGTAAACCAGTATTCATGCCACCAACAATAGCGCTAGTTAATTGGTCATTTTGACTTTGTTGCAATAAGCGTTTAGCGTTGTTATATGCTTGGCTACCAGGCATAATTCCTTGATTAGCAAGGGCTTGGTCAGACATTTCTGACTGATGCTGCATAGTAGGAGCAAGTCTTGACATAATTGCATCGCTGTATGTTTGACCAGGGTTTATGCCATAAGAAGGTAAATCACCACCTGTAAATGGAGTAGCATATTGACTAGAAACATTTTGTAATGAAGAACTTACAGCAGGTTGCAATAATGGGTTTACAGATTGATTAGCAGACCACATTGGATTGCCATATTGGTCTACACCAGATTGTGCGTAATTTAATGAGCCGTAAGGAGTATTTTGGTTTACACGATTAGCAGCCGTAGCAGTTTGAGCAGCTTTTAAATTATTGGCTGCGGTTTGCTCTGCTAATTGTTGATAATTGGGGGCTGCTGGGGCGCTACCGCCACCACCACCGCCACCAAATAAATTAGTTACTGAACTCATTACCTTCTCCTTGTTGTAACCATTTGCATTGATTACGCTCCATTAACATGACCACCAAATCCCCATTTAAATGAGCATAAGGTATGTCTGCTATCTGCTTGAAGCCAAGTTTTCGGCACAAATTCAAGGACTTAACATTGCCCTTGTATATAGGTGCGATTATAACCTTAACTCCAACTTTGTTAAAGGGATAATCAAATATTGCAAATAGCAATTCTTTGTTTAACCAATACACATCCGTAGAGGCAACATGAATTTGACAGGAATTGGGTAAAAAGCCGTTATAACCAACGACAGCTATCAATTTGCCGTCTTTTTCCTGTCCAATACACGCTGTATTCTGCGGATATTCACAACCTTCCTGCTCTGCAATCCAAGACCGTAAAGCATCTTGATTATCAGTCGTAATTTTCCTCAAATTACGCTGCCCTTCTCCATTACATAATCTGTAGAAACCCAATGCACATCAATACCTTGGGACACTATATTCATATTAATACCTGCGGCATAGCCTAATCCTGTAACACCTTGCCAATTACGGCTAACAATAAGACTTCCAGCCCATGCGTTTTCATCCCATTTGCCATCATCCCAAATAGCCACTTCGCCAGGAATTGAAGTAAATGACACTTGACCTAGGTTATTTTGGGTTTGAAAGTCGGTATTAATACCGCAATAAACACCAGGAATACCTGTATCTACTAAGAATGTAGGGCGAACCATCGTAAAGCGCTTTTGCTGTCCTGGCATATCAAAATAGGTATAAGCCTGTTGGCAAGTGCCTGAAATTGGCACTCCATTATCTGCTTTGGTGTCCCAAAATTTACCAACATAACCGTTTCCACCAAAATAAATATCATCATTATGCAATTCAAATACGGTGGTATCTATGCCAGTAAAGTTGCACCAAGCCTTAGAAATAGTGTGCATTACATACTGTTCTGTGCCTGCTGGGTTTGGAATGTTAATTAATAGCATATTTGGCTTGGCATAATAGATAACTTGCCATCCAAAATAAGTAGAATATGCATCAGCTTCTTGGCTAATTTCGTAATAAATCTTGTCTGTAATGTTGATTCTTGGGTCTAATCGGCTAGATTGCAATGCAGAAGCCAATGGTACAAGGCCATCTTGAGTTAATAACAAAACATCGCCAGCAAATTTGTAAAAGAATCTACGGCTAAAAATATAACCTAATTGCCATACGCCTTTTAATACCCATGTGGTTGCATCTGTGGGGTCTGTACCGTTATAAACAATTACTTCACCCATATTGGTAGCAAAAACAGCATAATCATCAGCGCCTTGACCTGCATCAAGTGTCCAAGTTGCCATTCCTTGCACAAATCCACCATTTTTAGCAATACCGCCAAAATCCAATGGAAAAGCATCGCCACCTAAAGAGCTTACAGGCATATACCATACTTTCATGGTATCTTTTTGCGTAAAATATAAGCGGTTTTTAAATAGATTTACATGGACAAATGTATTGGAATTGACTGTATAAGTAGTTCCACCAGTAGTTCCACCTTTAATTCCTAATACTGTATATACAGGTGTTCCAGCAGCACTAGCACCTGGTGTTCCTGTCATTGTATAAGTAAAAGTAGTCGCTCCTGTAACGGTAATAACAAATGAACCGTTATAGTAAAGACCATCACCGCCAGTAGCACCTGACACAGTTACTCGATTGTTAGTTGCAAGACCATGTGCAGTTGAAGTAGTAACAGTTGCAGTAGTTCCAGAACGAGTAATAGATGATATTGTGGCTGCCGTAGTAGTCGTAGCCATGCTAAACCATCGTGTGCCGTCATATACAGTTACAGGGTCTACGCCATTACAAGCGACAATAAAATCACCACCTGTATTGGAAAAATTTACATACTGTAATTTGTCATTAGTAATGGTAAATGCAGAAGTAGCCGTTGCACTTGTAGCGTTGTAAATAGTAGTTCCAGCCGCAGCAAATAGCTTTTGGCTAGATGTTCCAGCATAATTCATTAAGGTATTTACCCTGCCTGTAATGCCTGTGGAATGTTGGCTGTAGCCGTTTCTAAGCACCACATCAGTAGGGGTAGGGTAAAGATTGGTCAAAGTCACCGCATCTGTTGGCGGCATATCCGCAATAGAATCCCTAGCGTTCCAACCGCCAATAGGCGCAGTAATAGACGCTGTATTAGCAGTAAACTTCTTTGCTTGACCTAAAATCATGAACCATAACCTGTATCTGGAATGTTAGCGTAACCAATAAGCACTTTGCTTGGGTATGGAGCAAATGATAGGTTAGGTGCGCCTTTGTCGTTGGCTTTAGCAATAGTCAAATAACGCTGATAATCTTGCATTAAAGCAGTTGTATCAAATGACTTGATTTGGAAATACTTTAATTTGGTGTAAAGCACCATAATACGGTCATCTAATACGGTTGTGTCTGTATCTACTGTAAAGCTGTTTTTAATAGCGCCAGATACACTTCTGACCCAACCTTTAGAACGATATTCCCATCCTAAATACTCATTGGTATTCATTACAGGCCATATTTGAAATTGGTTATCAAGAATACGCCAACGAACTCGAGGGCCTGTTGAAATATAACCAGATTTTAACCATTGCCATTGTTGTGCATCTTCAGGGCCTAACATTTCCCAATGCTTAGATTTATCCCATTGAGTTCTATCGGTAATGGTTTCAAAGTCAGCAGGTAAGTTATAAGCGGTTTGAGCGCATACAACTGACTGTACGCCATCACCTGTTGCCATTTGGCTCATTACAACTACTTTAGTAGTGTTATTAGCACTTACAACATAAGTATCTTGAGGTATGTTATAGCCTGTTAATTGCCATTGGCTTGTAACAGCACTTAAATCTGTGCCAGCCGCAAAAGTCAAGTTATACGAACCATTGACTGTTGTGGCATTGGCGGTTAAAGATTGAGTGTAAAAACGATATTGCACTTGTAAGGCTTGCCAATCATGTTCTTTAATCAATTCATAGCCAGCGCCATTCATTAAAGCTAAGATTTGCTGCACATCGGTGCTAGGGTTTCCAGCAACGGATGTAGATACAGCCAAGTTTAGTTCTGCTTGGACTTGATTTACAAGTTGCAACATCGTTTGGGACATATTAAGCCTCGGCTACTTTGGTTTTGCGTGTTTTTGGGGT